AAAACAAATTGATAAATTATATGAACTTATTAAAAAAACTAAATTTACTTTAATTCATTTAACTGATCAAAGAGAGGGTAAGAAAAATTTTCAACAAAATAGTAGATCTTGGATAAAGATAGAGCCCCTTGATGTATTTATTCACAATAACGTAGAAAACTTTTTATGAAACTTACAGCTAACATAACTCTTGATGAGTTAACAAAGTCTCAAACTAGTGAGAGGAAGGGTATTAATAATAACCCTAACCCACAGCAAATAGAAAATTTAAAAGCATTAGCTGTAAATATACTGCAGCCGGTACGTTCTCATTTTGAAAAACCATTAATTATATCATCAGGCTTTCGTTGTGCTCAGCTTTGTATAGAAATTGGTAGCAGTGTAAACAGCCAACATGTGGCAGACGACAATGCAGCTGCAGCAGACTTTGAAATACCTGGTGTAGATAATAGAGAGCTAGCTCTTTGGATTAAATCAGAGCTAGAATATGACCAGCTCATCTTAGAATTTTACAAAGATAACGAACCAACATCCGGATGGATTCACTGCAGCTATTCTACAGATCACAATAGGAGCCAATCATTGCGAGCCATGAGAGAAGACGGTAAAGTTATTTACAAACCGTGGTCAGAATAATGAAATTTGTTACCGAAATCGTTACCGGAGACTGCCCTGAGTGTAATAGCAAAACACTGTTGGTAAATTTAACTCCAAGTATTTATCGTTGTGTAAACTGTGGTGAAGATGTAGAACAAAAAGTAAATGGTGTTATTAAATATATGAAGATGAAAGACAATGAAGAAAGAATGTACTTAAAACAAGAAGATTTAGATGGCTAAAAGAAAAGCGCTCTTTGGCGTTAACAACTACCATAAACGAACTCCTAGAAAAAGACCAGGAAGAATAAGAAAAAAAATGGGACCAGGGCAGAAACGTCCTAAGAAATATCGGGGCCAGGGGCGGTAATGAAACCTATAATGATCACATTAATGTATTTAACTTTTGGTGGAGACATCAAATTAGATACATTTGAAATACATCAAGAATGTAGCAGCTGGTTTCATCGCAATATTACTACTGTTGAAAAAAGAAAGAAAACTTTTATGAGCAATCATTACTATCACATGTATGAAGGTAAAAGAGTTATAGGCTATATATGTGGAGACGAACCACCTCAATGATCAGGTTTAGTTAATTCCAATTCCACAAACTTCCAACGACCATTCTCTTGTTGTACCCATTTATGTTCTAGATAGAACTTAACCCACTCTTCATACAGCTTAAGTTTTTCTTCATATGTTAATGTTTCTTTTTCTTTCATACCCTATTATATCACATGCACTTTTTACAAATGCTCTAGAAGTAAGCAAAGTGAATTAAGGCAAAAAATAATTGTTATAGCAGTAGGTGAAAAAAAATTAAAAAAACGCTTTTTTGATTTTTAGGTCTCGTTGGTGATCTGACAACTAAAAGCAACAAATAACTTTTTCTCATTTATTAGACCAGGATCCATTGAGTCTAGAATACCTAGTGTTTCTACCGTCCCCTGTCTGGCACAACCATACCACGAATCAAAAACACCTATATGATTCTCAGGTAAGCAATTACCATGCAACGCTGAACACACCTTTAGAACTAATAAAAATTTCATTTGACACTCTATCGTTAATTTAATAGGATATCCTATATATGTTAAATATAGAAAGGATATAATAATATGACTGACTTTACAAAGTATAATAACCTGTCGGTAAAAAAAGACACATACTCTAAAATTGATTCAATTAGAAAAGTTATTGTGGATGATGATCCCAATGTCTCACGTTCGCAAGTTGTGACAATTTTAGTCAACAGAGAATATAAGAGGCTCAATGGGAAGATCCAAAAGCGGTAAGCTATTTTCTGAAACACAACACGTTGATCATCAACCAACTCCCGAAATGATGTTATGGAAATCCGTACTAGTTTTGGCTGCGAGCGATGCTACAAAGTCTATTAAGAATAGACCTACGTATACAAGTTGGAGTGACAACGATATTGATAGAGCAAGAAACTGGTTCGTAGCCCCAAGTAATGACTTTGCTTTTGTCTGCCAACTAGCAGGATACAACCATTTATATATAAAACGTAAGATGGAAAGAGTAATACGAAAGATAAAAGAAAATGAAGAATAAAAAAATATGTCCCGATTGCATGGGTAATGGTTACAGGAGGATCTTCAAAGATACTTCTGAAAGAGAGAAGATAACTATACAATGTTCAAACTGTAGTTCATCGGGTGAATTATCTGGAGAACACAACGACGTTGAGTATGAAAATCATCTTAAAAAATTTTTTAAAGGAAGGATACAATGAAAACACTAGCAATAATAATCATAGCATTTGCTATGACTTCATGCACAAAATACAAAATGCATTTTGGTAAAGCATGTACACCAAGCAACCAAGAGTGGTCTTATGTTTGGTTTATAGAAAAAGATGGAACAGTTAATGTTAGTAAGGAGAACTGTACCATATGATCATGACACATAAAGACTGTGAAGAATGGGCAGCGATGATTGCTCAAATGCAGGATGATCCAAGTTATCATCCAGTCTATAACAAGAAAGGAGTAAGAATGACCAAGGATCGAGGACCAAATGATTTAGAAGCTACCATTGAAAGATTAGAATTTAAGAATGAGAAGCTACATAATCATAATAAAAAAATGGAAGAAGAACTCATAGAGCTCCGTTTAGATAACAAACGCTTAGCTAAACAATGTGAGGAACAGATGCAACAATTTAGAAATAAAGGTGGGGTGTGATTAAAAAATTAATTGTAAGATTAAGAATGTGGTATGCAGACATCCGTGGCCACCATGGTAAACGTTGGGACTATGAACCAGGGAATTGGTACATGGGTCGTCATAAAAAAAGAAAAGGAAAAAATGATTAAGGGAGATTCAAGCGAATATGATCTACTCGAGAAGTGGAGTAGTTTAAATTGTGATGGTTATAAGACTGTAGAGATAGGAGTTCGTGAAGGACTAGGCTCTAAGATTATCATGGACAGTGCTGAGAATTACATGATGCATATCGGTATAGATCCTTATGGTAATTTAAAATATCAACACTACGACAGTGCTGAACCGGCTCAGTATGATTATACTGACAACATGCGAGATACAATGATTAAAGACTTTGAATCTTACAGGGGTAAATTTAGATTCTGTAACATGACAGACAAAAAATTTATGGTTGAGAACCCGGGATATAATGTTGAGTATGCGTTGGTTCATTTTGATGGACCACACATGACTCGGGATGTTATGACCGAAGCTATCTATTTTGCTGAACGATGTGCACCTTTTGCTAGGTTCATCTTCGATGACTACCCTAAATATAATATGCAGCTAATCAGTGATTGCTTAAAGCCTTATGGCTTCAGCGTCATGGAACAAGGAAAGAATAAAATATGCCTAGAAAAACAGAACACATAATCGATATACCAACCTTTCAGAAGTATTGGATCTATGACAAACCTTACGGTCATGACATAATTATATATGCTGATACCGGTAAGACCACGATACAATGTAGGTGGGCTAATAGAAAACGAGGACCAATGGGGAGAGTAACTGAGGATGCCATACAAGGATCCAAGACATCCAAATAGAGCTATCTCTGATTGGAAATATAGAAACACTGAAAGAGGATTTGTCATGAAAGTTGTTACTTCTAAGTTTAGACCGAGCTCTACAAAGTGGAGACCTACTATTGATAAGAAAGAAATGTGGAGATCTTATATGAATCATCTCTCTGATATGAAAAAGAAACATCCTAAAAGCGATGGTAGATTGTGTCGATATTGTGAAAAAAGTATTACATTTAAGTCTAAGATGGGTACCCGTGGTGGAGGCTATCAAGGACGTGGATCTCAGATTAAAACTAATCTGTCTCTCGATCGCTGGGATCCTAGAATAACTTATGAAACGCCTAATTTAATTTGGTGCTGCGTAGGTTGTAATGATAGAAAGAGAGATAGTACTCCCGATGATTGGGATAACTTTAAACGAATAGGAGAAGAAGATGTCAGCTAAATGGACCTGGAATAAATGTTTTCCATACCCTAAGAGTAAACGACAAGTGCTCGAGGGCCTTCGTCATTACGACGTGGTAGATGGATTGTTACCAAGTGTTACAACGATCTTGTCAGATACTAAATCTGAAGAGAAGATAAAAAAACTAGCCGAGTGGCGTGAACGAATAGGACAGGATGAAGCCACGAGGATCACGGACCAAAGTGGACAGAGAGGTACGATCATGCACAACTACCTAGAAGGGTATCTAAAGGGCCAAAATAGACTAGATCTAAGCCCCGTAGGCGTTACTGCAGGGGGTATGGCGACCAAAGTCATGGAAGAGGGTGTATTTGACAAACTCACTGAAATTTGGGGCTCTGAAGTGGTTTTATTTTACCCAGGACTCTACGCAGGACAGACCGATGTTGTAGGTATTTATGAAGGTGATCAATCAATCGTCGACTTCAAACAATCTAACAAACCTAAAAAGAGAGAATGGATTGATGATTACTTTATGCAATCGGCTGCGTATGCTTCTGCTCATAATCAAATTTATGGCACTAACATTACAAAAGGAGTAATATTGGTATGTACTCCTGACCTATATTTCCAAAGGTTTATTGTTGAGGGAGCTGAGTTTCAAGACTACGCAAGACAATGGTTTGCAAAAGTGGCACAATTTTATGCAAAGAGGCAAGAAAAAGGCACAAATGATACAGAGACAATAGGTTTATTACAGGGTAAATAGAAAAAATTTTTTATGTCCACCCAAAATATCTGCTACAATGCTACAATTACAAAAAAGTGTTGATATACAACAATAATAGTACTGTTTTTTGTAACAAAGTGGTGCTACAATGGTGCTACAGCTGCTACAAACCCCGACGCGCGTAGGGGAAAAAGGTTTTTAAAAAAAGTCGCCTAGTGAAAAAAGACTATGGATGGTATATGGAGTGATGAGAAGAAATAAGAAATCAAAATATAAATATGCAACTATTAATAAAAAGCGTTATTATTTTTATACTGTCCGTTGGGTTGACATTTGCGGAGACTCCGGACACGCCACCAAAGAAGAGTTCGATAAATTTGAACCTGCTTATATGGTTAGTCATGCCTATGTGTATAAACGAACAAGTAAATATTTGTACACCTTTTCGAGCTATGATGAAAAAGAGGAAGTCTTCTCAGACAGAAACATCTTCCCAATCGGATGCATTGTTAAACTAGAAAAAATTCTAGTGTGATTAAAACTTTAGACAATATTCTACCACACGGAGTAAACAGAATTATATTGAATGAGCTTATTAAGTGGAAAAATTGGACTATTGCTGATGATTTCTCTGAGTATTCTTCTTTAGAAAGAATGATAGATCAAAACAAAGCCAACACAGGTTTTGGTATTATATCTTTTCACAGAAAACGTAACATAGTTGTGAAGACTAAGTTAAATGATTATGGAGACATAATTTATTTCGCACTAAAAGAAAAATATAAATTAGGTGAATTAGAAAGATTGAATTGGAATTATTATGACAACTCCTCTGAAACAAGCGAACACACAGATGAAACCAATGAGTATGTGTCTGCAGTTTATAGTTTGCACACTAATGACGGTGGCACAGAAGTAAAAGGTAAGTTTTATCCAAGTGTAGAAGGCCAAGCTATTTTATTTGATAGTGATATTTCCCACAGAGGAATACCCCCTAAACAAGATAAACATAGATTTAATTTAAGTTTAGTTATTAGACGATGAGTCCTCAGCTTCAATAACTTCAACATCTCCGGCAAATATTTTGCCATATCTTTTTAATGATTTTCTAACCTTACTATCTAATTCCTCATCACTTAAATCAGAAACATTTTTATGTAAATGCATACTTCTATCTATGTATAAGCCACCAGCTTTTCCACGTGCAACTTCAGCGTTGGTAGCTGCTGTCCAAGCCTTATTTTGTCTGGACTGATCTCGAAGTTGACCTAGTTCTTTCAAATGAGATTCATAAGTTATCTCATATTTTTTTTGAAGTTCAGCCCTTAGTTCACCTATGTACTGAGAGACCAAAGGATATTTGTCTGGGTTCTGTAATCTACTCGCATGCATGTAAGCTGAGTCCTCTGCGTAACCAGCTTTTTTAGCACAATCCGTAGCTGTCATCCTGCCTTCATTGTGTACTAATAATTGAGCAAATTTTATCTGCTGTTCTGTTAATTTTTTAGGTAGTCCCATAATATATTGGGGCAGAGCAAGGCTGCGCTGTGATTTCTCTTGATGCCCTATATTGCATTATAATTTTTATTAGGTATATTGCAACCCATGTTAAGTGGAAAGTTACTAAGACAGATATTAGATAAAATGCTCACCAATTCGTCTGTAGCCAAAGAGGCTAGAGTTCAAATCGTAGATCCAAAGGGTAGATTCTATGATGTAACTCAGATCCGTTTGGCCGAAAACAAACTGATTGGAGTCAGAGAATCACATAGAATTATAATGACCATAGCTGAAGAAAAGGGTTGGAAAATGGGTAAGGTTGTTAAACTAAAAGACTAAAACTTATCCTGAATAGATGCATAAAAATGAAACAAAATTTTGGCATCAAATTAAAAATGCGGGGTGGAAAATTTCGTTTACTCGTGTTGAAAATAGCGCCTCTCATGGTACCCCAGACTTGTTATGCCAGAACGAAAACCATGTATTTTTTACTATCGAATTAAAGATAAGTTTGGATAAGAAGATAAGGTTCAGTCCTCATCAAATTTCATTCCATGTAAGACATCCTGAGAATACATTTATCTTGCTAAAGACCCTCGGTCCTTTAGCCATAAAACTTTATGAGGGGAAGGATATCCTTGAACTTGTGGCCAAGGGCCATGAACCGCTTGAGCCTGTAGCTTGCGGACTTGAGGCCTGTGGCTTGTGGCTCGAGCGCCTCGGCCCTTGCGCCTAGCGCTTGTGGGCGGGTCCCACCCAAACCGGTTCGGGTTTTATTTTTTTGTTTCAATATTTTCTGACCCACAGCTAACACAAACGGGAGTCATTTCTGCCAGTTCGTACCAAGACCAGCTTTTTTCGGGTTGTTCTTGAAACTCTTTTAAAAGAGTTCCTTCATCACAACCACAGTCCAAACATTTATCCATACATCTCCTCGCAATATTCATCTAGGCCCAGGTTGTCAATGAATGGCTCAATGACTCTGTCACAGCCCCAATAGCCTTCAACTTCTTTAGTATTCAGGTTTACCCATACAGTTGGGCCGCCGCCTGCTACCAGCAGCTCGGCGCTGTAGTAACGTTTCTCCCGGTCCACGATGTAACGTATATCGTAAACGCCATCCATCCAATCGCTGGCTGTCTCTGCACGCTTCTCTCCTGTTTCTCCGTCTGTTCTTTTTAACGGTTCGCTGATGCTGTCTGCAATGTCCTTGCACATCCTGCGAAGCTGTTCTTTGCACGTCTCTCTTCGTCCTTCTTTGTCTCTAACTGTTTTGATTCTTTCTTTAACTACTTGCATGTTTTACCTTTCTGTTTTGGCCAAGCACACCGAGGCCGGCGTGCTTTATTTTAATAGCTCGAGCGACAGGCCTGCTGTCCATACGAGACAGGTGCTTGACCCCGGATCCCTACGGGTTATGCATAACCACTTCTACGCGCGCGCGGAAGTAGGGATCAGGGCTCAAGTTTAGTTCTTAACTAAATTCTCTAAAGCGATAACAACATCTTTAGACATATTTTCTGTATCACTATCATAGTGATAATCTTTTAAGATTGTTTTTATCTCTTCTATAATTTCTTTCTTATTCATAATCCTTTAATATCCTAGATCCACGGACCTGTCAACTCTATTGTGTTCATTTTGGGCTAAGTGCTTGCGGGCGGGACCCACCCTTTTTTTTAGTAGGAACAAGTTAGATTATCACCAATGTGAGTCCTCACTAACTTGTTCCTTGGTCAAACCTTGAGGGCGAACATAACTAGATTACTAGTATATCGATGACCCCGCACCTCAAACTAGGTCACGCTCGTTGTTTGACCCCTGATCCGCTGGACGATGCATCTGATTACACAATCAGTAAACCAGCGGATCAGAGCTCAAGGTCCACCCGGAAGACTCTAAAGAGTATTCTTGACAATGGACCAGGGCTCAAGATCACAGGACGTTGATCAACTTATTACAATGCTAAATCGCATTAAAGCCAACCTGTGATCAAGACTCATTGTGGTAGCCCACCTAACATTGACGCAACACCTCCAACTGAAATCAAAATGCCTAAATAAACATCTTGCGTGTGGATTGCGTAAATCAATCCTAGCATTGCAACCATAAAGCCAACTAGTATCATTAATAATCTTGCGATAGTTTCAGCCATTATTCACTCTGAAATATGTTAGCTGATACTGATACAATTTCAGCGTTGGCAGTCGTGTACCTTTCTTGATCTCTATCCCAAAAAGTCATATACAATCTGCCCGTCTTTTTATGCTTTTCAATTTTTGATTTATCGTCCCATGTCCCTTTTCTTGATATGCTTTGACCTTGCATATTCTCTTGACCATTTATCGTTTCAGGTGTCCACGTTGCGATAAATTTATCACCTTTATTTAATTTCATATTTCCTCCTTTCTATCCTTGACATTACATTAATTTCCTGTATTGTCAAGTCATGAAAGGAGAAATAAACATGGAAGCAAATGTACTATTCGTAGTTCTAAAAGTAGAAGAGCAAAAACTAAATGACAACCCTTATAAAGTTGATGTTTCAGTTGTTGGTTCTTTTAATAATTTAGAAGACGCAAGAAAGTGTAAAGAGGCAAAGGACACTTTGAATAGCATAACACCAAAAGAATATGATTGGTGTTATTCTCAATTTAAAGTCCAACAAATTTTTTATAAGTCCTTTGTCCAAGATAAAGCCGACAAAAAGTCAGCTTAACTTATAAAAGCCCAAAGTGGACAAGCCGTGGAAGTAGCGTGAGCTGTTCACTTTGGGTCAAGAACCGAGATAAGAGCATGTGGGCGGGACCCACCCGGGGGGGGAAAAAAGAAAAACCCAAAATGAACACATTATTTACTTGCAATGTATCTAGGATATTGTAGGATTATTACATGAACAAAAACGGAGGACAAATGGGCAAACAAAAAGATCCGTGGTGGAGGCTTCAAGATTTGGTTAATGATGAAACGAGAGTGGCAGTTCACGATGAGTTTATCATTAGAATTGATCAAGCGATCAAGGAACTTGAAGAACTTAAAAAAGAAAAATGGATAGATCATAATTTTAATTGGGAGAAGATACAGCCAATTTTAAATTTATTAAATGAGTTAGAGGATATGAACAATGATGTTTATCTTCCGGCTGCTAGAGCAAATTTAATAAAGATCTACGAAACAACTACTGACGAAGGAATAAAAAAAGACGCGTCAGTTAAAAGACTAATAAACCAAAGAGGGGGCAAATGACAAAAGCAAAATACCACGTTCACGTTTGGGACAATGATGCTGACAATACTGAGACAGTATTCGAAGCGCCAGCTAAACCAACGTTGGAACAATTATACAAACTAATCGGATGCAGCACAGTGGAACGTTTATCAGGCTATGATAAGTCTGTATCAAATAGAACGTTTGACATATGGATTGATGAAGAGGGTAAGTTTAAAAGCTCTGTCAAAAATCTGCGGGCAACTAATGCTTGGTTCAGATGGATGCATAGAACAGGACATGTAAATATTCCTGGTGACTTCATCACTGGCAAAGCGGTTTGTTATAAAAAAATAGCCTAGGATATTCTAGGATAAGTCAATAGACTAGGCGACCAAAATGGGTCGCCTAGAGAAGAGCATGTGGGCGGGACCCACCCTAATAGAGGTCCCAATAGGAATTATTACTGCCGTTATAGCTTTGTTAAAAAATCGTAAGGGGTGCCGTGTAGTAGGGGTCCCAGACATACCCTATATAGTTTGATTTGAATAGTTTTAGGTGTTAAATAGATTATCATTTGAAAAACAATGCTAACATTAGAAAAAATTAATAAAATAAAAGATCCTATCAAACGGAGAAAGCTGAAAGAAGATTTAGTTAATGCTGATGAAGCTGCTGATAGAAAAGAGGCTCACTCTGATTTCTTATCTTTTGTAAAACAAATGTGGCCTGAATTTATAGAGGGGTCCCACCACGCACGTATCTCAGAAAAATTTAATAAATTAGCATCTGGAGAAATTACTCGTTTAATTATTAATATGCCACCTAGGCATACTAAATCAGAATTTGCGTCTTACTTTTTGCCTGCATGGATGATTGGTAAAAATTCTAAATTAAAAATTATTCAAGCAACCCACACAGCAGAACTTGCAATTAGTTTTGGTCGTAAGACAAAAAATTTGATCGACTCAGAAAATTATCAAAAAATTTTTTCTACAAGATTACAAGAAGACTCTAAAGCTGCAGGACGTTGGAATACTTCTAAACAAGGTGAATACTTTGCTGTCGGTGTCAAAGGTGCTGTAACCGGAAGGGGTGCAGATTTATTAATTATTGATGACCCACACTCAGAGCAAGATGGAGCAAGCAACAAGACCACAGCTTTTGAAGCAGCTTACGAATGGTATACATCAGGACCAAGACAACGTTTACAACCTGGTGGTCGTATTGTTGTAGTTATGACTCGTTGGTCAACTAAAGATCTAACTGCAAAATTAATTAATTCTCAAGCAGATGAAAATGCAGACAAGTGGGACATCATAGAGTTCCCTGCAATTTTACCAAACGGTAAACCATGCTGGCCAGAATATTGGAAGCTAGAAGATTTCGAAGCAGTTAAAGCTTCGGCCGGTGTAAATAAATTTAATGCACAGTATCAACAGAATCCAACATCAGAAGAAGGTGCAATTATAAAAAGAGAATGGTGGAACGATTGGGAGAAAGATGATTTACCTTTAGTTACACACTGTATTCAATCTTACGATACTGCATTTTTAAAAAAAGAAACAGCCGACTACTCTGCCATTACAACATGGGGTGTATTCAGAGAAAGTGAAGATTCACAAGAATGTTTAATTCTCCTTGATGCGTGGAAAGGTCGAGTTGAGTTTCCAGAACTAAGGCGCGTGGCCAAAGAACAATATGATTATTGGAAACCTGAAACAGTAATCGTGGAAGCTAAAGCTTCAGGTCTGCCACTGACACATGAATTAAGGAACATGGACATACCTGTAGTCAATTTCACTCCAAGTAAAGGTCAAGATAAACACGCAAGAATAAATGCAGTAGCTCCTTTATTTGAGTCAGGTAAAATATATGCTCCTCTAGATCGTGAGTATGCAGAAGAAGTTGTAGAAGAATGTGCTGCTTTTCCCTTTGGAGAGAACGATGACTTAGTGGATTCTGTAACTCAAGCTCTATTAAGATATAGACAAGGAGGACTGATAACTCACCCTGAAGACTACAAAGAAGAGTCTTTACCTAGGGGTAAAAAGAGTTATTATTGGTAAATGAAAAATCCTACCCTTGTAAAAAATATGAAACACGTTAAATGGAAAGAGATACCTCCTCTATCTGGCCCTGATCCACGAGGCTTGATTAAGGAGACAAAACAAGATAAACAAGAAAGATTGGAGAATACAAATGGCAGATATCGACAAATCACTTCCAAACGAAGTTAAAAAAACTATTGAGATCGACGGCCCTGAAAAAGAGGTCGAGATCACAGAAGAAATTCAAGAATCCATTCCAAGTCAAGGCGACACGGAAATTACACCGACTGATGACGGAGGTGTAGAAGTTAACTTTGAACCAGGAGCTTTTAGTCAACCACAGGGAGAGGGTCACTTTGACAATCTTGCTGAGTTACTTCCGGAGGAAATATTAGGTCCTCTTGGTTCAACGTTAAATCAAAACTACATGGATTACAAAACGTCTAGAAAAGAATGGGAGCATTCTTACATACAGGGTCTAGATCTATTAGGATTTAAATACGAACAACGGACAGAACCGTTTCAAGGTGCAGCAGGTGCAACACATCCTGTTCTAGCTGAAGCAGTCACGCAATTTCAAGCGTTGGCTTACAAAGAATTGTTACCGGCCGACGGACCTGTAAGAACACAAATTATTGGTGCACCGAATCCAGCAAAAGAACAACAGTCTCAACGGGTAAAAGAATTTATGAATTATCAGTTGATGGATCAAATGAAAGAGTATGAACCTGAGTTTGATCAAATGTTATTTTATTTACCTTTATCAGGATCCGCGTTCAAAAAAGTTTATTACGATGATCTATTACAAAGAGCCGTTTCTAAATTTGTACCTGCAGAAGATCTCGTGGTCCCTTATTCAGCAACCTCACTCGAAGATGCAGAGTCTATTATTCATGTTATTAAAAAATCAGAAAATGATTTACGTAAACAACAGGTCTCGGGTTTTTATAGAGATGTCGAATTAGGAAGGCCCACGGACAACGAATCTGCTTTAGAGAAAAAAGAGAAAGAACTTGAGGGAGTTAAGAAAACAGTCAACGAAGATATATTTACTTTGTTAGAGTGTCATGTCAATCTTGACCTAGAAGGTTTTGAAGATAGAAATGCTGAAGGTCAACCAACAGGAATTAAACTTCCATACATAGTAACACTAGAAGAAAGCTCAAGAGAAATTTTATCAATTAGAAGAAACTATGCAGTCGACGATTCAAAAAAAGAAAAGATAACTTATTTTGTACATTTTAGATTTCTACCAGGACTAGGATTTTATGGTTTTGGTTTAATACACATGATCGGCGGTTTATCTAGAACCGCAACATCTGCCCTAAGATCATTGTTAGATGCCGGTACGCTTTCCAATCTACCGGCAGGATTTAAAATGCGTGGTATCAGAATGAGAGATGATGCCCAAGCGATTCAACCAGGAGAATTTAGAGACGTGGATGCACCAGGTGGTAACATCAAAGATGCCTTTATGGCTTTGCCATTTAAGGAACCATCGCAAACACTTCTACAACTAATGGGGGTCGTAGTATCAGCAGGTCAAAGATTTGCATCGATCGCTGATATGCAAGTAGGTGATGGGAACCAACAAGCGGCAGTGGGTACGACCGTAGCGCTGTTGGAAAGAGGAAGCAGAACGATGTCTGCAATTCACAAAAGAATATACGTAAGTTTGAAAGAAGAGTTTAAACTTCTTGCACGTGTATTTAAATTATACTTACCTAACGAGTATCCGTATGATGTTGTGGGTGGTCAAAGAATGGTTAAGCAATCAGACTTTGATGACAAAGTAGATATACTGCCAATTGCTGATCCAAATATATTCTCTCAAACACAAAGAATATCTATGGCTCAAGCTGAATTGCAACTTGCGCAATCCAATCCTCAAATGCATAATTTATACAATGCTTATCGTGCAATGTATGAAGCGTTAGGAGTTAAAAATATAGATCTTATTTTAAAACCACAACCACAGCCTCAACCTATGGACCCAAGTGTTGAAGCGATTATGTCTTTATCAGGAAAACCTTTCCAAGCATTCAAAGGTCAAGATCACAAAGCTCACATTACAGCTCATTTAAATTTTATGACAACATCAATGGCTAGAGGTAATCCTTTGGTAACAGGATCTATGCAGAAAAATATTTTTGAACATATTTCTTTGATGGCATTAGAACAAGTTGAAATGGAATTCCAAGATCAGATAAGACAATTACAAATGATGCAACAGAATCCTGCTGCAATGCAGAATCCTGAGATGCAACAACAAGCTATGAATTTAAATATGCAGATCGAAGCTAGAAAAGCTATTTTGATTGCAGAAATGTTTGAAGATTTTGCTAAAGAAGAGAAAATGTTACTAGGTGATTTTGCAAATGACCCTATTGCGAAGCTAAAATCTAGAGAACTAGACATCAGAGCGAAGGATGATTTTGTAAAAGCACAACAAGCACAAGAAAAAATCAATCTTGATAAGATGAAAGCGATGATGAACCAAATGAATAAGGACGAAAAGCTTCAACAAAATGAAGATCTAGCAGAATTACGTGCAGCAACGTCATTGACTAAGCAAGAAATGTCAAATAGAAGCAAAATTCACGATTTTGGTAGAAATTTTAAGAAAAAATAAGTAGTATAAAACAAATAAGGAGAAAACATGGTAAAAATAACAAAAGTTCTTGGAGTCGGTAAAGATGGTTTCCAAAAAGGTGGAGTTGCAATTGGTGATTCGCCTGGAAAAGTAGGTATTGACCCGAGATCTAAAATTCTTTCAAATCAAGATCGTGTTTTTAACCAAATCGAAGAAGGTAATGTCGTTGAGGTTAGAGGTACGAGAAGAATGTTGAAGGATAAAAGTAAAAAAGCTACTTGGTACTAATATGGCTTGGTTTAGTCTAGCAAAGATTGCTTTTCAAGCGGGAAGTAAAATTTATTCTAACCGTCAGAAAACTAAAATGGCTATGTCTGATGCACAATTGATGCACGCAGAAAAAATGGCCCGGGGTGAGGAAGCTTACCAGGGCAAATTACTTGAAGCGAGACAAAACGATTACAAAGATGAATTCGTACTTATAATTTTAAGTGCGCCGATAATTGTACTGGCGTGGGCAGTTATATCGGACGACCCAACTGTGATGGACAAGGTAAATACTTTCTTTGAACATTTCAGTAACCTGCCAAAATGGTTCACTAATTTATGGATTCTCGTCGTGGCGAGTATTTTTGGAATTAAGGGAACACAAATCTTTAAAGGAGGGAAAAAATAATGCCAAATAGAAGGTTCAACAAACAAGTTACTAACAGCCGTAAACCTATGATGGGTGGCGGAATGTCTACAGCTAGAAAAGATATGAGATCTGGTTTCTACAAAGATGACATGGGCATGAGAGGTGGTGCTATGTACAAAAAAGGTGGAAAAGTAGGCAAGAAAAAACAAGGCTACAAAGCTAGAAAAGATGAATCTATCGCTATGAGAATTAAAAAGAAAAGAACTAAGAAGCAATTAAAAGCTTCTAGAGATGATTCTTATGGAAGATTCGGAAGTAAAGCTAAGAAGTCTGGTAAAATAAATAAATAAGGAAATATGAAACCAATAAGCAAAAGTAAAAACAAAGGCTTACTAAAATTAGCCAAAAAGAAACCTGAGTTAGCAAAAAAATTTGGTTACAATCCAAATAGAGTAGTTGCTAAAAAAGGTGGTAAAGTAAAACACAAAAGGAAAAGATAATGGCTGGTAAAGGTCTATATGCAAACATTCACGCTAAAAGAAAACGTGGTGGCAAGATGCGAAAAAAAGGTGCAAAGGGTGCACCAAAAGCAAAAGACTTTAAACGAGCAAAACAAACAGCGAGAGCATAATGGCAAAACTTTGTCCCAAAGGAAAAGCAGCAGCGAAGCGTAAATTTAAAGTTTATCCTTCCGCGTACGCAAATATGTATGCATCTGCAGTTTGCTCAGGTAAAGTTACACCGGGTGGAAAGAAAGGTCGTAAGAAAGCTGCTAATGGTGGCTTAATCGATATGACTAAAATGAGTTTGGTGTAATGGCTGAAAAAGGATTACGATCATGGGTAAAAGAGAACTGGGTAGATATTGCGAACAAGCGATCCGATGGTTCATACCCGAAATGTGGGCGCAGTGGTGGAGAAAAAAGAAAAAATTATCCAAAGTGCGTGCCCATTGCAAAAGCAAGAGCGATGAGCAAAGGTCAACGTGCGGGTGCCGTAAAAAGAAAACAAGCGGTAGCTAACACAGGACCTAAACCATCTAGAGCAGCAACCTTTGCAAAAAGAAAAAATGCTTACGTAGGAGGATTGATATGAAGATGCAACCTTATAATGGAAGTTACATCAAAGGTAATTTAGGTGGAGTCAAAGTTTCAAATCCAAGTTTAGTAAAATACTACGGGAATAAAATTATGCCACGTGATGGTTTTGCAAAAGGTACTAATCCACCAAGAAACAAAAAGAACTTTAGACCTACAAAGTCTGGAGCAGGCATGACAGAAGCCGGGGTCAAAGCCTATAGAAGATTAAATCCCGGTTCTAAACTAAAAACAGCCGTGACCGGCAAAGTGAAAAAAGGGTCAAAAGCTGCAAACCGACGTAAGTCGTACTGTGCAAGAAGCGCAGGTCAATTAAGAAACTCGTCAGCTAAAACTCGTAACGATCCAAATTCACGAATAAGACAGGCACGGAGAAGATGGAAATGTTAAATGAGAAATGGAATAATACAAGCACTAGAAGATAGGTATGAAGCAGAAATATCTGCAGCACATGCTACTATTAATATATACCTTACTAATTCAGTAGGAATTGGTGAGCATCCACAACATCTAGATGAAATAGATAAACAATTAGATAAAATTGCACAAGCAGAAGAAAAACTAGATGCTTTAGATGATTTTAGAAAAGGAGAGGAAGAATAATGGCTGATTTTGATGACGGCACAGTAATAATGCAATTACAAAAAATATTGAAAACTCAATATCAACAAATAGGGGACGCTATGATTGGTGGTGGGGTTGACAATATGGAAAAGTATAAATATATGTTAGGACAGGCACATGCCTATCAGTACATAACAGGGGAAATATCCAACCTGCTAAACAAAGGAGCAAAAGATGACAAAAGTACAATCCTC